ATCCATTTTCGTCTCCTTTTCCCCGTTGCAATTTCTTTAATGGCACTCCGGGTTATGAGTGTTGGTGTCATGCTAACCTTCGGGAAGCGCACACCGGGGGGGCCCTCCGGCCCCCAGAGCCGCCCGCCACAGCTTCTTTAAACCCAAAAATGATGAAGCCTGTGGCCCGGCGGCTCCTTTTGCAGGGACCCCTGTTCCTGCTCTTGCTGGTTTTTCCCAGCTCCTTCGCGTACATGTAGGGAAGTGTGCACGATCCAGGCCACGTAATTCATTTGCAGTATTCAGTCGATTTATGCTGCTTCGATATTGTTACGCTGTAGACCGGCGTGGTGACTGGTTTGCCAGCTTTTTAGCTGGCCCTTAAGCAATTCTTCACGAATATAGATGCGTGATTGGTGTATCGCGTATCCGAATTTTAATGCACCCCTAACAGAAAAACAAAACAGAAACAAAAACAAACGCGATCCAAGATGCTTAATGGAGTTCGTATCCCTCTTGGAAAACCCAGAAGAGAACGCAAGCGTCGAGAGCGCCGAGTCGTTGCCCCTGCCGCTAGTGGTTTTATCACTACCCCGCGTGCACCTCGTTTGGAGGGCAACCGCGTGCGACATCGAGAACTTATTTATCAGATCTCATCCCCTGGTAATGATGTCGTCGCCATTGAGACTTACGCAATCAACCCCGGCTTGCCTACCACCTTCCCCTGGCTTTCCAAGATAGCAGTTGGTTATGAGCATTACCGGTTCAACAAGTTATCCATTGTCTTTCAGACTGTGTTGGCCTCAAGCAAGTATGGCGCTTTATACATGTCTCCCGAGTACGATCCCCGTGATCCAGCACCTACAGGTATTCCGCAGATGCTCGGGAACATTGATTCGGTGACCGGTCCTATCTGGTCTCCTTCACCCATACGTTGCTCGCTCAAGCCCACACGTATGTTTACAACCGGCAAGTGGAAGTTCATCCGCTCCAATCAAGTCACTGGCGATTTACGGGAGTATGACGCCGCTAACATCAATCTAGCGGCTGTCACCAATGGTGGTCAGCCCACCATTTGCGGCAACATCTGGGTGGATTACGATGTTTCTTTCCATACCCCCCAGATTGCACCTTCAATCGCCACTAATGAAGTTGCTCAACTTACTTTCAATGTTGTGGAGCCTGATGAATCTTACCAAACCGCTGGTGTTGACCCGGCCGTGAGCACCGTTTGTCCAGGTCTTAGTATCAACGAAGATGGTACTTTTACCATCGAACCTGGACAGTGGCAGCTCACACAAGAGAACAATATAGAGGGCACCTCCGATGACTCCGGCACTATCAATATTTTGTCACAATTATTTGATGCCAAGGAGGAGTACGGCACCTTGTTTAACGCTCTATCCGTTGTCGGTGGAGCAGTTGGCGCCACCCTCCTGACGGCTACCGGAGTATCTTATTTCACCGTCAGTGCCCCTACCACTCTAAGCCTACGCTCACTCATCACTAACTATGGCGCACAGGTTGGCACCATAGTCAAAATTTTGGCGCGCATGACACTTAAAAGGACATCTTTCGGTCAAGGCGCCCCAATTCCAACCACTGTCGATTAAGCATCTTCTTAACGGTACACCCCCCCCGGCAGTTTGTCGGGTTCGGCGTTCGCGTCAGGGAAACGGATTAACGACCGTTCCGTGTGGAGTTATCCATTGACCCGGGTCAGGCACATTATTCATGACATTATTTACGGCTTTTTCTCCTCGTGAGAGGTTTTTGCCCTTTTGTGATATGTCAATTTTTGTTGTGCGCTGGCCCACAATTCTTATGCGGGTGCCACCCAATGCTATCTATCAGCTGTGGCACCTAATATTCTACCGCCTCCGCCCCGGGCATTCATCTCCTGGGGTGTGGATGTCAGTGACCCAACGCCTTATCAGTATATAACGGCTGTCACTGGCACTAGTTTTAATGCCACCCAATGAGGTATTAAATTATGAATCGCCTTGTTAGCACCAAATCCAAGCTATGGTGACACAAGGTGGCAAAAGGGGAGGTTGTTCCCTCTACGCAAGGAAGGTTTCTCTGGGGCAAAGTAGCTCTGGGTTATTCACTGATGTCCCTTTGGGATGGGTGCTCGGCAAACCTGGTTTTTGAATCAGGGGCGCGCATGGAAGCGTCTCCCTCCGGCTTGAATAAAAGATGCCGGTGCATGCATGAAGACGCGGGCACTCCATAATTAAACCCTTAGTAAAACGTCCTGGGGTAGGGCCGTGACTCGTAAACCAACTGAGCGTAGCAACCACCCCCGGCGCCTGCCATCCCCGAATAGTCTGAAAGTTGGCTATTGAAGAGTCATCGGTAGTCAATTGATGACCGAATCGGGGTAAAGTATGGCTGAGAGGATCGTGGGTATTTACTCACGGCCGCAAGCTCTTAACAAAAATAAGCGGCAGACTCACTACCCGTTAGTGTCGGCCCGGTGGATTCACTCGTCCCCGGTGCTGTAATTGAGTGGCTAATCTTACGCAAAAAGATAACGAAGCGAAGAAGCCTCCCTCGCTCACACAGGAGCATCCTGGAGGCCGGAAAAAGAAGAAGAAGCGTCTAAAGATCCCTCCACCAACGCTTCGGCGCGAACGCCGCGCCAAAGTCAAAGATCGGGATATTCAAAGAGCCAAATCCCGACGTCAAAAGCGTTTTGACTCAACCATGGGCTTCCCCGGCGAAGGCCCCAATGTCGCCAAGTGCGACATGCGCCCCTGTCCCTTTCCCACACATCTCCATGCCATTCGGCGTGACGCAAAAGATGGGTACGAGAGGCGCAAATTGGAAAAGAAAGCAGGAAGGAAGAAGACCCCTCGATTTGAGGAGTGCAAGCGACCTCAAGAATGCAAGCGTCCAAATCACTTTCACCGCCTCTTTGAGGCACCCACGTCTGATGACGACCGGAAGCAATTTGCTCCCGAGGGTGATAGTGATCGCAAACTCAGTGAAAACGACGAAGCAGCTCTTGATATGTTCGCGGGAGTGCAGCAGGCACAAGCACTTATGGATCAGGCTGACCAGAAGCAGCCGGTCCTTCAGGTGGTCTTCCCTGGCGATCGACAACGAATGGATTTCAAGCAACCTGCGCTGCGCAGAGATGTGCGCATTCCACGAATAGCACCTGATGATCTCAAACTGGCGCGTGCTCGTTTAAATCAAGTGAACGCGCCAGCCGGACCTGACATGGCCCGGGTGTTTGCTGAAGCTAGGCAACAACGGCCAATCCCAGCAGCACCCGCTTTGCCAGTGCAGGACGATAAAGTGCAGTGCGTGGGGTGCGCTAACATCTCTGTGTTCCGCACATTTACACAGCATTGTTGCACCTTTTGGTGCCGTGATTGTTACGTTGGCCCCGGTTATGGGGTACATAGATGCAACATGCCACAAATCACGGAACAGTTGCTTGAGAGGAAGAGGGGTAGATTGCGGCAGAGCGTTACGGTCAAGCTGCTGCCGCCCCCAAAATTCGATGTCAACAGCGAGAAGATTCTCGGAAGACACCCGCATCGTACCACCAAAGTAGTGATTTACTTAGCGACTCACAAGGAGCACTACAAGCCTATCATGCGGCGTTTTCTCGAGAGAGTTCCCGGCTATAGGGAATCCACGTTGCTGCATTCCGAGCACTACCCGTTCAGCGCCAAGCTGAACTTCCAGGACAACCATGTTGATGCTATTCATTTGTTCTTCAAAAGCATCACGGTCCCACTTCAACAGAAAGGCAACTCCATCCACAGTGTTTTCGACGAGATGGATATGAAGAGTTCGATGGTCGCTGAAGTCTATGTGCGACTAGCCGCTGATATTATCAACCACGACGAAGTGGGAAATAAACGATTCTGGAATGGAGTGGGCAAGGCCTACCTGGGCAATATTTCATATTTGAAAGATCTGATACAGAACGCCCGGGTCAATGGCGTCCCCTACCCACGGGGTTTGGTGCTGCAGCAGACTGTCTTATTCATTCTTAACTGCTTGATGGTCCGTGACTACTTCTTCGCGGCTGCAACTAATTCTGTGCAGCCACATTTTTCTCGGGGCCGATGTATAGCAACACCCCAGCTTACATCGGCCTAACTCGCATAGGGGTACAAAAGTCTGTGGCCATCGTCACAGACCCCCCTAGCGGTTTCTTCGTTTGCACCGCAGGTCAGCAGTTCTACGTGAACGGCCGGGTGCAATTCCCACCAGCAGTCTTCCCGAAACCCGATCTTTTCTATCGAACCCGCTTCGGACCAGCTGTGATCATTAAAGCCATAATTCCATGCAAGTGCAATGATTGTACCTCGCTTGCAGTTACGAGAATCACAGCTCTCCGGGCGGGGGATTTACCGGGTTACGATGCGCATCTTCGTGCTAATCAACGACATTTCCTCGCCACTGAACGAGTCCTCACTGCGTGGGGCAACACTTTTCGTATTACAACGAATTCAGTGGTTGAGGAGATCAGTGAGCATGCTATGGACCCACATCCAAAGAAAAAGTTGCGCATCGCTGCTTTCGCAGATTTGGAGAGTGGCCGATTGACCGCGGCCTCTCTACGAAACGTCAATTACAAGATGAAACCTAACGAATACATGCTCTCCACCAAGGTCCCCCGAGCCATTGGAGACCTGGGCGTGGGGGCATCTCTGTACGGCTTTCGCATAACCTCCTTCATCAAGGAGGCACAATCAAAACCATTTAGCTATCAGGGTTGCTACTTTAAGTTTATTAAGAAACCTGATCACGCTGAACTGGTGGATGCATTTCAGAAATTACTCAACCCGCCCGAGCAATCTACCTTCATCTTTTTCTCGGACGATTCGTGTTTCTCGAAGCGCACCCCTACCGGTGTGCGCATCTTTAACGTTGATATTTCGAAATGCGACCGGTCTCACACGCATGAGCTTTTTTACAAGTTCAGGGATATACTGCCTGAACATATTCGAAGTCACGTGCAGACCTTGATTGATCAATGCGCTAGGCCCATCAAGATTTATGACGTTAACGAACGAAAGCGGTTTGTGAAGCTGCGCCCCACAGGCCCGATGTTGTACTCAGGCTCCACGCTCACCACTACTCTCAATAATTTGGCTTCTTTTACTATTGGTTACGCACTTTCGTGCGTTCAACCAACTGAGCAAAATTTGATTAATGCAGCTGAGAGCGTTGGATACATCATCACGCTGGATGAGTGTCTCATTCCGGAAGACATCCAATTTTTAAAACATTCACCAGCGTATGACGTCAACGGGGAGATGCAACCCGTTCTGAACCTTGGAGTATATCTTCGAGCATCTGGAGTTTGTAAAGGGGATTTACCTGGTCGTGGGGACATTGAGCTGAGGGCAAAGAAATTCCAGTTCGCCCTGCTTAATGGAATGTTCCCTCGCCTGCGAACGCCACTCATCGACCTAGCCAAGACTATTACGGATCAAATCGAAGTTGATCCCGCGAGTGGCAACTTGGTACAGAAAGAGTTTGAGTATAAGCTTGGAAAGACCCAGGACGTTGTTTTAGATACTCACTCATTCCTGAAAAGATATCGTTTGACACACAGAGAAACGATGGAAATTCACGAATTTTTCCAATCAACAGTGTTCACCGGTGCTGCCAATACCGGGTTGAGCAAAGTCCTTCAAAAGGACTATGAGATGGAATCTTACCTTTAGTTGCGCGGCTCCTGGGCCGCTGGCACCCTCT